TGGGGTAGAGTTCCATTTGTACAGCTATTCAATAATGATGATGCCACAAGTGATTTGCAAGACATTAAAGCAAGTAATGATGCCTATGATATTATTCAGTCTGAATTTGTTAATCAAATAGCTGACGTAAGGGAAATATTAATTAAAGTTATGGGGTATAGCGGAACGTCTGCCGATGAAATACTTCAATGCTTTAGAGGAACAGGCATTGTAAAGGTTGATGATTCTAACGGAAATATTGATGTATTAAAGTCTGAAATACCAACAGAAGCAAGAACAACAGCACTAAAGACGTTGAAAGAAAACATCTTCATGTTAGGAATGGGAGTTGATACAACCACTGAAAAGCTAGGAACAGCAGTAAGTGGTGTTGCTCTTAAATTCCTTTACGGCAACTTAGATATGAAATGTAATACATCAATTCGCAAAATGCGAAAAGCAATCTATGAATTTGCATGGTTTATTACAGATGATTATAACAGAAACAATAATGCAAGTATTAATTACAGAGATATTACATTCAGCTTTAATAAAAATATGATTATGAATGATGCGGAAATTATTGAATCATTAGCTAAGTCCAAAGGATTAATCAGCGATGAAACAATTATCGAACGGCATCCATATGTATCTGATCCAACCGAAGAAGAAGAACGTATGCAGAAACAAGAAGAAAAGCAATTGGAACAGTTTAATATTGCTATGAAAGATAAACAAGATGCCACAATGGTATAAGTAATAAATTGAATGGGTAAAACCATTCTTTTTATTTATTGTTATTGACATGACATGATAACGTGATATAATGATAATATAAATATTAAAGGAGTTGAAAACAATGGCAAAAATTAAAGTAGAAGTATTCCTAGAAAAAGAACTAATTGAACTATTAAAAGGTGTGTCAAGTAATCGTAGTGAAGCTATTAGGATTTGTGTTGAAGATAAATTTAAGAAGGTAGGTAAGTAATATGAATGAGTTAAAAGTTATTGAGCAAAGAAATGTATTGGGTAAAGATTTTAAAATTTATGGTGACTTTGATAATCCTTTGTTTTTGGCAAAAGATGTAGCAGAAATGATCGAATACTCAACTGATAAGGTTGGGCAAATGTTAGTAACAGTTGATGAATTTGAAAAGAAAACCTTACCGATATATTATAGTGGTCAGGTTAGGGAAATGTGGTTTGTAACAGAAGAAGGTTTATACGAAGTTCTATTCCAAAGCATTAAACCGATTGCCAAAGAGTTTAAGAAGGAGGTAAAGATAATCCTTAAAGATATTCGTAAACATGGAATCTACGCTACTGATAAAGTTATTGAAAATATACTTAATAATCCTGATTATGGTATTGCATTGTTAACGCAACTAAAAGAAGAACGTCAAGCAAGACTTGAAGCAGAAAAAACTAATACGATACTAATGCACGTAAATAAGACTTACACAGCGACAGAGTTAGGGAAAGAATTAGGATTCAAATCGGCTATAGCGTTAAATAAAACTTTATCCGATAACAAAATTCAATTCAAACAAAATGAAACATGGGTATTTTATTCTAAATATGCTAATTGTGGTTATACTGAAATTAAGCAAACTGTATTGGACAGTGGCAAGGTTGTTTATGATCGTAGGTTTACGCAATTAGGGCGGGAATTTATTATTAAGTTGTTAAATAAATAGAAAGAAGGTATTTATGTGAGTGAAGATGTTAAAAACGAAAAAGATTGTATGTTTTATAAAGATGGTGATTGTGTTTTAAAATTAACATGCGGTCTTAAAGGTGACAAGTGTTGTGCTGATTGTATACGCGATAAAGTTAAATGTTTAAATTCGTGCGACTGTTTTAATTAATAACAATATAGCAAGGTATTAATTTATCTTGCTATTAATAAAACAAGGAAGTGTATTATAATGGATAACAAAAGATTAAACGAAATAAAAAAAGAATGTGAAGTATACGACACAGAAGAATATGAAAATATTATTGACTTGATTAAAGAAATAGAAAGATTAAAACAATCAATGTCAGTAATATACAACATATCAGCAAAAGACAAAGGATTAGACATGAAAGAAACTACACAAATTTATTGTATTGCGAGGGATAACAAATAATGAAAAGACAAGAAATATTAGATATGGTTGCAGGTGGATGTTTAGATAAAACAGTAGTAGAAAATTTATTTAAAAGTGGGTTTGTATTTAATTATAGTAGCAATCTTGCTTCTTCATGGGTTATAGTCGACTTACTACGCAAAAGCGGAATATACCTAACAATTACTATGGATAGAACAATATATCGCATTGAGGCTTATTCTGAGGAGCATATGGACGATATAGAAGAACTAGAAGGTGAATCATTACCACTGTTAATTTGCAAGATTGCATTATTGTGTAACATGTATGATTTTGTTACGTTGGAGGTGTGATATGGTCAATTGCAACGATTGTAAATATATAAATATTACAGAAGAACAATAAACTAGCAATAAAGAAAACCACGTGTGTATGATGTTTTGTGATAGACTTTTTCATAATAGTAATATAGTAGAAAAGAAGCATAATTTTATTTATCCTAGTAGCTATTGTAACGGTAAATATTTTAAAGAAGGAAGAACATATGAAACCAACAATACAAGCAACACAACAAAAACATATTAACGAACTTGAAAAAGAAAATGAGTTGTTGCATTCTAAAAATAATAAGTTAACTAAACAATTGCAAGCATTTAGAAATAAGGTTAGGAGAACGAAAACATGAATAAAAAAGAATTAATCAACTTCAACAAAAACCATCCATGCAAACATTTAAAAGATAACCAATGTGAATTTATAATTAAAACTCCATGCATAATTTGCAAAAGTTATAAGGAGAAAGAATGATAATTGATGTAGTTGTTGATGATGAAGAACAGGAAATAGAAATCCCGCCCCAAGAATACTGGATAGAAAAAGATAGAGACAGAATGATTATATTGTGGTTGGCTGTAGATCGTGTAGCCAATTTGGTTAAAGAACAATATTCAAAGGTCATAAACGATATAGAAAAAGAAGTGTATCGTTATTATGGTAAAAACTTTGCGGGCGGGTTGCCTAAATACTCAAATGTGAAAGTAACAGAACTAATTAAGAAATTAAAGCCGTCAATTGATACCGTCTACAATGCCCAACAAAAGATATTAAACACGCACCTAATAGATATGTATACCACCAACTATTTAAAGTCACTGTATGACATTCAAAGCGGAACTAAGGTATATTCTAATTTTCCAAAACCTACCGAAACAGATATTGAAAAGGTTTTAAAGTTTCCGTGGTCAGGAATAAATTACCGTGATAGAATCGAAGCAAACAACAATAAAACGATAAGCGATTTAAGACAGGAAATAACCAAGGGTATGATTCGTGGTGATGATGTTAAAACTATTTCTGATAATGTTGCAAGTAAATTAAATGTTAGTTCTAAAAACGCACAAAATATGGTACAAACCGAAAGTGGCGCAATGTTTTCAGAAAGTGACAAGGCTACTTATGAAGAATTTGGGATAAACGAATATGAGTTTGTTGCTACATTAGATGCAAGAACTACATTAATATGCAGGGAGTTAGATGGTGAGGTATTTCCAGTGAGTGAAATGCAAGCAGGCGAGAATGCTCCGGCAATGCATACGAGATGCAGAAGTTCTACGATTCCTAGTTTTAATGATTCCGTAGGTGACAAAATAGCTAGAAATATAAAGAACGGAAAATCAGAATATATTAGTGGAGAAATTACCTATAACGCTTGGATTGTTAAATATGGAGACTTCTTTTAGACTAGATTAATTTCTAGTCTTTTATTTATCTTGACAGTACGCCATATATGTACTACAATAACAATATAAACAAATGAAAGAGAGTGATAACAAAATGTATACAGTAAAAACAAATTTAATTAATAATACCAATGAAATAATAGAAACTAAATTATTAAAAACAGATACAGTTTGCAAATTTATGGATAACTTGAAACAAGCTAACGAAGAATTAGAAAACAGACAAATGTATAAAGAAATCGGAATGTTGGAATGGTATATTAAAGATAAAGGATATGACTTTTAAATATTTAAATAGTTGTTGACTGTAGTACCAATAAGTGGTACAATGCATACATAAGATAAATAAATAAAACGGAGTGATTGAAGTGTTAAAAAGAATTGGCAGTAAAAACGGATTAAAACTAAAAAGCACAAAAGATTGTTTTAAATGTAAAAATGTATGGATGGCAGGATTTTATTTTAAAGGTTAAATTATTAAAGCAAGGTGGTGCTTAATCCACCGTTAAAGGAGAGTGCAATGGAAGTAAAACAAATTGATAAACAATTAACTTATGATTTTATACTTAATAAACATTACGCTCAACGGAAACCGTCTATTAGTTACTCATTCGGCTTATATGACGATTTAAACTTAGTTGGTATACTTACTATTGGAAAGCCTGCATCTAATGCACTATGTGAAGGAATTTGCGGTAAAGAGTATTCCAGTAAGGTTTATGAATTAAACCGACTATGCGTTATTGATGGATTGCCTAAAAATACATTAAGCAAATTTGTAAGTTCGTCATTAAAACAATTAAAAAAAGAAGATCTAATATTAGTAAGCTATGCAGATAGCGGAATGAATCACTGTGGTTATATTTATCAAGCAACAAATTGGATATATACTGGCAAAACAATAGAACGAACTGATAAATATGCTGAAAACGGAAAACATTCAAGACATTACAATGATGATAATAACCATTTAAGGATATTTAGAACTGCAAAATTCAGATATGTATATTTTACTGGTAAAAGCAAAAAAGAATATTTACAACACATGAATTATGAAATTATTAAAGAATATCCCAAATTGTATTGCGAACATTACATATTGGGAGAAAAGCAAAAACGCAAAGTAATTGATACAAATACAAATACAATATTTTATGAATAGGAATGTTAACATGAATAATAAAGAGCGTTGTGATAATTGTGGTAAATGGGTATTAGAATGTTCGTTAGTAACATTGCCCGAAGAATTATATCATCTACTTGATGGTGACAATGAATTTTCAATTTGCATTAAATGTTCAAACACTAAAAAAGAAGAATACTGGAAACAATGGATACCGACTAAACGCATTACAAAGGAGGTTAAATAATGCTAAAAGAAGGAGCGATAAGAACAGAATTTTTAACCAAGGTAAGAGTAACACCACTAGAAAAAGGACTAGTACAAGTAAGAATGAAACAGCTTAAAATAACTAAAGAAAGCGAATATATCAGAAAGTGTGTTAATTTAGAAATGGAGAGTGCAAATAATGCTAAGTAGCAAATTAGAAAAATACAAGAAACTATTAAACGTGCAAAACTGGCAAATACAATTGATTGAGGAAGAATGTTTGGATTGTGATGGACATACAAAAATGTTATATAACGATTATCGAGCGGTAATAAAAATAAGCAAATCGTTAAGCGACACAGAGAAGGAATTATCCTTAATCCATGAATTGCTACACTTAGTACACAGAGATGAATATTTTACAGCTAGTGAGGTGCTAGACACTGCAGAAAACAAGTTTGTTAATACCATGTATGTAAGATTCCACGAACGATCAATCGAACAAATGGCAAAGATAATTTATAAATTAAGTATTATTGGAGGTGTTTAAAATGAATTACAGATTAGAATTAGTTAAAAAGTTTCAAAGTGAATTAGGATATAGTATTTCGCAATCACTAGATTTAATGATGAAAATAAACAAAACAACACTATCAGAAAAAGAGGCATACAATATATTTATGGCAACTGGATTTAAAGATGCAGAACAATTTATTAGTAACAAGCCAGTGATAACATATAATTCACTTAAAAATTTCAATCGGTTTTTACTTAAAGTGTTTTTAGTAATAGTAATATTAACATTTGGATTAATAACCTATGGATGCGGAACACAAGAAGATAAACCTGTACCTGTTCCAGTAGCAAAAATACAACAAGAAATTAAAGAAGAAAGTCACCAAAAATGGATTACAAAACAATTTAGTGGATGGGATGGACGGCATACAAGAATAGTGCAATTAATCAAACCAAAACTAAACGATCCTAGTAGTTTTGAACACGTAGAAACTCGCTATAGTAAGCAAGGTGACGATATAATTGTATTTATGACGTATCGTGCCAAAAATCAATATGGAGGAGTTGTGATGGGTAATGTTAAGGCTAAGGTTTGTTATAGTAATGATGCAATTGAAATAATGTAAAACGTATTAATTTAAGATCACCAAATAGTGGTCTTTTTTTATTTAAACCAACTTTTAAAATTTATGATATAATTATATTAATCTATTGCAGGAGACAACCTGCCTAAAAAGTTTAATAGAAAGGGTGACATATATATAATGGATTTAAAAACACTTCTTGGGGATTCTTACACAGAGGAAATTGCAAGCAAACTAAAAGGAATGGATATTTTCGAAAAAGGAAAAGCAATGCCACTAGAAAAATTCAATTCCAAAATGGAGGAAGTTAATAGTCAGAAGAAGGAATTAAAGGAGCAGGTCGACACTCTTAATAAAACCTTAACTGATAATAACGTTTCACTTGAAGCAATGAAAAAAGCTTCTGCTGAAAACCCTGAATTGCAGAAACAACTTAAAGAATACCAAGAAAAAATCAATGCAACTCAAAAAGAATTCGGTGATACTTTAACAGCCAAGGAAACAGAATGGCAACAACGAGAAGTTAACAACAAGAAATCATATGCAGTGCGTGAGAAGTTTATTATGGAACATGCTGATAAAGATTATATTGATATGTTAATGACTAAAACAGACCTTAATAAGATTACTATTAATGAAAATGGTAGCTTTAATGGTATTGATGACGTTGTGTTAGGCGTTAAAACTAGTTGTAGTAAGCTATTCGGTGTTCCGCAGGTAAAAGGTACTGGTACTCCTAATGGTGGCACTGGTGACGGTTTGCAAATTACCAAGGAATCATTAAAAACAATGTCTGCCGAAGATATTAATAAAAATTGGGATGCAGTACAAACGGTACTAGCACAAAAATAATGAAAGAAGGTATATTATAAATGGCTATTGACAACTTCATTCCCGCCCTTTGGAGCGCACGACTTTTGGAAAACCTTAACAAATCACATGTTTATGCTAATCTTGTAAATAGAGATTTTGAGGGTTGACCAAAACTGGCTCTCATTAAACCCCGTTAAAACTGGAATACCCTAACGTAAAGACGAGGGCAATCAGTTACCAAGCCTGTTTAGAGATTTACAGGATAGGTCCAACGACTAGTGGTGATTCTTAACCTGTACTATTAATTAAACATATGTTATAATAACAGTACGGAAAGAAAATAATTCCACCAAGAAAGCGGGGGTATAAAATGGAAAAGTATCACAAAGGTTATATGATAACTCATAACGGTTATAAATTATTAATGTCTAAAAATCATCCAAATAAAAATAAGCAAGGGTATGTAAGAGAACATATACTTGTTATGGAAAAAAGCATTGGAAGGTTTTTGACTGAAAAAGAAGTTGTTCATCATAAAGATGAAAACAAACTTAATAACGATATTGATAATTTAGAATTAATGAGTGATTATGATCATCGAAGCATACATAGTTCTAAACCAAGAAAATTAGTTAATTTAAAATTAGCTAGTGAACTTCTTTTAAAAGGGTATACGATGCCACAAGTAGCAAGTAAATTAAATTTATGTGAAAGCGGATTACGAAAAAAACTTAAAAAAGAAGGAATACAACTTGGTTTAAAGCGTGGCGGTGCTAGAAAAAAGATATTTGACGATTTTATATAAGATATAGTCTAAACTACTATCGAATTGACGGTAGGTAGCAACTGATTGACCATTAGTTGTGATGATGGAAACATCTAGAAGTTATTGATAAAGAGCAATAACGATAATAATAATGCAAATTTCAGGTCAAGGTTCATCCGTTAAAATTAATTCTATTGGTCGTGTAACTATTGGTGATTATGTAAAAAATAATGATATTACTGCCGCAGAAACTTTGACAGATACACAACGTATTTTGCTAATTGATCAAGCTAAATTTTTTAACTTTCAAATTGATGATGTTGATAAAGCGCAACAAACTCCTAAACTTATGGACGGTGCAATGGCTGAAAGTGGTTATGCTTTAGGTGATGTTACCGATAAATTCTTAGCAGGTCTTTACACTGGTGTGCAAGCTGCAAACATTGTAGGTCTAGGTAATGACACAACTCCTATCGTTCCTACTAAAGCAAACGCTTATGACTACTTGGTAACTATGAAGGTATTACTTGATGAAGCAAATGTTCCTCAAATGGGTAGATGGGTTGTAGTTCCTGCATGGTTTTATGGTTTGATGCTTACTGATGCAAGATTTATCCAAGCAACGGCAGTCGGTGATAATAGAGTTGCTAATGGAATGATCGGTAGCGCGGCAGGGTTTAGCGTTTATAGTTCGAACAACGTACCTAATACAACTGCTACTAAGTATAAAATTATTGCAGGGCATCCGATGGCAATGAGTTATGCAGAACAAATCGTTAGTGTTGAAGCATACCGTCCTCAAAACCGTTTTGCAGATGCGGTAAAAGGGTTGCATGTATATGGTGGTAAACTAGTTCGTCCCGAAGGAATTGCAGTTGCAACATTCAATCGTGTGTAATTAAATAATTAATAGGTGGACGTAAAACTCCACCTATTTTAATAAAAGGAGATAGTGTATGTGGTTTAGAAATAGAGAAACAGGTTTAGAATTTGATATTGAGAATCAAGATTTAATTAATAATCTTAAAAAAGATGGAAACTTTGAAGAAATTGCACCAGTTGAAAATCAAGAAGAATCACCAAGCAGAAAAAACTTAAATGCTAAATTAAAATCATTAGGTTATGATGGTGATTTAAGAAAACTAAGCGATGAAGATGTAATTGCTGAAATTGCAAAACTTGAAAATAAATAGATTTAAAGGGTAGTGTAAAAGCTACTCTTTTTATTTAGTTGTTGACAATATCCATATGGATATTATATAATTAAAATAATAAATTAAAGGAGTGGTTTAATTGGTTAAAAAGACTGGGTTATGGGGTAGTTCAAGATCAGTAAGACTAGAAGCAGAATGTAGGGAGTTAGGAATAGGAATAGGTGACGAAGTTGAAATATTAGTTGTTGATGGCAAAATCACAATAGAAAAAGTAATCACAGAATTTAAAGTGGTAAACGGTGTTAAATTTAGTGTAAAGGAGTAATTAAAATGATATTCAATGTAAAAGCAACCAACTACGATGCAAAAATATTCACAGCATATAACTATTTGATAATATTACAAAATTACAATTTAAAAACAACCAAAGGAGAATACAAAGATGAATTTTACACAGTAGAATTAAATTCATTAGAAGAATTAATACAATTGCAAAGAGACGTATGTTGCGAGTTAATAATTGATAGAAATAATATTGAAATTTATGACGATTGGAAAGAAACTTGATAGCTAAATACATAATAAAAGAAATACATTCAGCAAAACAAGACAATCCTAAAGGATGCTATATATCAGTAGTCGCAACGGTTTTAATAAACGGAAACGAAGAACGAGTAAAACCAGTATTTGCGGATTGGGAACAATTAAATTTAATTAAGAAAAGAGGTTGGTATAATGGATAAAGACTTTTTAAAAGATTTCGTTAAAAATGTTACCGTTTATTCTCCTAAATGTTTTATTAACAGCAGAAATGAGTTTATAATCGTTCCTAAAGACAATATTTACTTTTTGCTTGATGATGTTAAAACCGAATTAGATTTAAAATGTAAAGTTATTGCATGGTTATCACGACCAAGTTGTAAAGGAGTTAGTAAGTATTGGCAAAAAAGAATTAGGTGTATTTTTAATGATTGTTTAGAGTTTGATTTTACTTTTGAACAAATCGAAACGATATATACTTATCTAGGAAACGATTGCAATAGAAGTAAAACAATTAAGTTTATAGAATCTAATTATGATTTAAATATATTAAATAAATAGGAGTGGTAACATATGTAAAGATTTAGTAATAGTTAAAAAGTTAAATGGTGTTGAAGATGTATTTACTGATTCTAAAATTATAGGGATAAACACGAATAATCAACATAAAAATGTAATTGAACTAATTAGAAAATACGAAGATCGATTATGTTAGTTTGGAAAGGTTACGTTTGAAACGCTACCTTTGTTAAGCGGTCAAAGTGAAAAAGTATGTTTATTGAATGAAATGCAAGCAACATTTTTAATATCTCTTATGAAAAATACAAAACCAGTAGTATAATTTAAAGTTAATTTAGTTAAAGAATTTTATCGAATGAGAAGTGCCATTCAAGAAAAGCAATACCAAGAATGGTTACAAACTAGAAAAAGCGGTAAAATGATTAGACGTAACGAAACAGATAAATTAAAACTACTACTAGAATATGCAATTGCTAACGGTTCAAAAACATACGCTAATAAACCAAATTCGCTATTCGCACTATATACTAAATTAGTAAACAATAGCGTAGGAATAGCCACAGGAGAGCGCGATACGTGCGTATTTAAAGTATTAAGTATAATCATTATGTTAGAGGATATGATTCAGCACACAGTTGTTGAGGAGATCAATAAAAGAACCGACTATCACGAAATATATTATATTTGTAAAGTTAGGTGTAGTGAAATGATGCGATATGCTTATTTGCCTGAAATTAAACTATTAAAATAACCACTTTATACCATGCAGTAAAATGTATGGTATAATTTTTATGTAAATATAAACTTGGGGGTTTAAGTATGGCGAAAGATTATAAATGTGCGTTTAGTGGGCAGGAAATGGATGCTGCTATTAGGTCATATTTAAATGGTGATGGTAACGGAAAAGGAGAAAAAGGAGACAAGGGAGATGCCGGACAAAAAGGAACAGACGGTAAAAATGGCATAGATGGAAAATCGGGAGAACGTGGATATACCGGAGAAAAAGGTCAACAAGGAATCCAAGGTAATCAAGGTTTAAAAGGAGATCAAGGATTAAAAGGCGATAAAGGAAATGACGGTAAAAACGGTAGCGGATCATTAACAGATAGACAACAGCAACTAATAAATAATTGGTCTGATAGTTACTACCTGTACCTTGGTAATGATGCAAATAACCCAATTGAATTAGACTGGAAAATAATTAAAAAAGATTCATGCTTATACTTTTATAAGTATATTAGTGGAGTTTGGAAAGAATACCAAAAGATTGGCGCATCAGTACAAATGGATGTACTGATTTTAAAAGGACTATGGTCGCGAATATACGATTTAGATAATAAAGGTAAAAAGTTTAATATTTGGCGTAAGGGGTCAACTCCAAACTCTAACGTATTGGGATCAACTCAAAAATCAATGTTTCTTTTATCTGACAGTAAAATAGGTGTATCTACATCTTGGCAAGGAAAAGAAATTACATTAGAGGTAAATAAAGGTGATGAATATTTAAAATTTGAAAAATCAACATTAAAATATCAGTACGAAAACAAATCTGATTTTGAGATAATAAGAATGTTAACTGCTACATATAAAGATACAAAAGCTCGTTTAACAGTTTGGGACATTACAGACGGTAGCGAAGAAGAAAATATAAAACTGATTTATGAGTCGATGGGACGTGATGATTTTTATTTATATGGCGGTAATGTTTTAGTAGGTATTGAAGGTAATACCGTTGGTGAACTAAACGTAGAATTCAATGATAGAATTTTCTTGATTAAAGGAAGAGTTTATTTATTTGAAGCAGAATGCAGAAAAAACGATTGTGGTTTTATTGGATTAGACAACGTACCAAACATAATATTTAAAGGTTTTGAATCTGTAGATAGCCCTATAATGACTGAGAGTGGACTAGAATCGCATTTATTTAAAAACGTTAATCTTTTTTACGGTGCAAAGATTTTAAATTCTCTAGGAGAAGATTTGATTTGTAGCAATAACACCTTTAAAAAAGCAACAACTGTCGGAAATCCAACCAATGAAACAATAATTATTAGTAAAACAGGAGCAAGACAGGCAACTATATCAAAAGAAGCCACTTTAGAATTAGGAGTAGATACAAAATTAATTCCTGTTACCAAAGGACAAGAAGATTTTTATTTTGTCTTATTAGGTTTTAATGTTGGTACGCAAATAAGAAATATAGAAATATTAACTCCTTGCTTTTTAACATTAAAAGTAAATACTAAAACAGTTGTTGAAAATGTACAATTTGAAGCAGGGTTGCATAATTTAGTTTTTGAAAGAGGAATAGTTTTAAGTGATATAAACAACGTATCTTACAAAACTACTGATAGTAAAGGCAATATTATTGATGGTGCTTTACTGGGTTATTTGCCTAGTTATGAATCAGATGCAGATAACATTACAAGTGTTAAATTTGAATTGGTATACAATACTATTAGTTCGCCAGTGCCATTGGTTACCACAACTATGCTTGAAGATTATTTAATTAAATATCCTTTTGCAGATCAAAAAGTTGACAAAGGTTCAGATGTTGAATTTAACTCACTAGTTACCAATTTAATAAACGGACAACCTTATATTGCCACTGAAAACAATTACACAACCACTGAAAAGCAAAAATTAGAATCATTGCGTGATAAATTTAGAGGTCGTTTTGACAACCAATCACAATTACCACCAACCGCAACAAATGGAGATTATGCGATTGTCATTGACGTTATATATGTTTATAATAATTCGTGGATCAACACTGGTACTAAACTTGGCGGAGATATGTTAAAAGCTATTTACGACCCTAACGGAATAGCAAAAGACGTATACAACAGACAAAACCATACTGGAAAACAAGATTATACAACAATTGCAGGACTTGCAGAAATTGCATCAAGTGGAGATTTTAACACGTTGAATAACATCCCTGAACTATTGACAATTAAAGAAGCAAAAAGCAGGGATTTTTTCAAAGCCTTTACCGAAAGCGGACGTTACAGAATGTTTGATTGCGATAGTAATATACCTACTGGATATACGTCTGATAGTGACTTTTGGTGTGATGTTTATTATACCGACGATAATTTTATAAAAGTTGTTGCTTATGACGTTCGCAGTAATAAATCTTTTGTTGTTTCAAAAACTGGTGGACTATGGGGTAATTGGGAATTAACTAAAATAATAGTAAATAATACAATTAATTCAACTAGCGAAACAGAAGCATTAGCAGCAGTACAAGGATTTAATCTTTATAAAATGTTTTTTGAATCGCAAAACAACTTAAATATCGAAAAGAAATTTGATGATAATGGTTACATACAATTTGCAGGATTTATTTTTCAATGGACTACAATCAGCACTACTTCAAGCACTGGTAGCGTTACATGGACTTATCCGAAACGATTTCCTAATAAATGTGTTGGCGTTCATTCGCAAGTTTGTACTGGCACAGCAAGCGGTAGCGGTGTAGACGTAACTTATGTGTATCAACTAGGAGATAATACAGAAAAGGTAAGCATAACGCACGATTATGCAAAATCTGCAAATTCGTCATTGCAACACTATGTTTGTGCATACGGTTTTTAATTATTAAAAGACGTACTAAAATACGTCTTTTCTCTTGTTATATAATAAAAACAGGTCTAAAATGTAGTAATAACGTAAATATAAAAGGAGTGATTTATCTGTATGAGTCAAGGCATAACGGACAACAAATTGACGATTCAATACAAAAAGTAAGAGACGTTACAATGGTAGCAACTCAAATTAATTCTACTCTTAGTTTTTCTGATTCTTTAAAGTTTAATTTATTGGCATTAAACAACGATGAAATATTATGCAAAAAACTTGATGGCTCGATAAACGGCATAGGATTAACTAAAAACGACCTAGTAATAAAAGGTGACATACTAGGAGATATATCTTATCTAGTAGGTACTGGTGGAGTTTTAAAAGGAAGTGTGGTGTTTTTAACACCTGCAAATACTGTTATGTTAGCTAATTCTAATAATATTACCCATGCTGATAGAGTTGTTGGGTTGTCTTTGGTAAATGCAGATGAAAACTCAATGCAGTTGGTAAGATTAACTGGTACAATAACTAATGAAAATTGGACATTAACAGCAGGATCAATTTATTACCTTGGATACGGAGGTGAATTAACAACAATTTTACCATTAATAGGATTTATCCAAAAAATAGGATTAGCAATTAGTCCTACTACTTTAATTTTACAGATCGGCAATCCCAAATTATTATAAAGGTGGAGTAAAAATGTATAATCAACTAAGAAACAATTACTTAAAACAAGGACAACAATTTCAACAACAATTATTACAGCAACAGCAACAATTTAAACAACCAGTGCAACCAGTACAGAATACACAACAAGAAATTAATCCCAACCAATATAATGATAACTTTAAAAACATGTCAGAAGAACAAGAAAGACAGTTTGAACTATTATGCTTACAAGCAGGACTAAATAAAATCGAAACTAATATTATGATATTTAGTCAAACTGGCAAGAAGTCAGCGGAAGAAATATCAAAAGAAATCGGTATTGACTACAGTACAGAAATAGGTAAAATGTCATTTGATTCCATATTTCAAACTGCTAATAATAAAATTGTTATGAAGTACGGAAACGGTGCGGTGTAATGGGAATTAATGAAGAAAACAAAATTATAAAACATAGGCTTGGCAATATGTCAAAATCCGAACTAATGATACTAGCTAATGAATGTGGGTTTATTGGCGAAGATTTAAAATTATTGATTGATTGTTTTTGTAATAAGAGGTCTAACACTAGCATTGCAATCGAATTAAACCTATGTATTGACTCTGTAGCTAAGCGAAAAAAGAAAATAGTTGATAGAGTTAGGGCGTATAGATTATCTCTTGCTAGAGGGCTTAATACTAATCTGTAATTATTACATTATTGTTACAATTTAATACTCTTATAACCTCCTATAATTAAGGTATAACTTAAATTTAAGGAGGTTTTTTTATATGGCTATGGGTGTAGAAACTGGTGGATTTCCAGTAGTTTTACCAAGTGGTGGAGATACAGGTGGTTTTGGTGGCATGGGTGGTATCGGTGGTCTTTTAATAGGTGCTTTACTGTTTGGTGGTCGTGGTGGTTTAGGTAGTATTGGTGGTGGTGGAATGCCGATGGCAGAAGGTGCTCAATTAGGACAACTTAGTGGTATCCAAGCACAAGTAACTGGCGTACAGAGTCAATTAAATTCTAGTGTAATTACTGGTGAGATTAATGAACTTCAATCCGCATTGAATTCTGCTAACATTGCTAATTTACAAGGTATTAGTAACAATGCTTTAACTTATCAATCTGGAAATGCTGCAATTCTAGCTGGTCAAGCATCCAACAACTACACTACCCTTAATAGCATTAATGGTTTAGGTAGAGATGTTGTTGCTGGTGCTAATCAAAACGCACTACAACAACTTAATTCTTTTAATCTTTTAAATACAACCACCCTCCAAGGATTTAACGAAATTGGTAGAGATACTGCAAATGCTACTAATCAACTAATTATGGGGCAGAACAGTCTAGCTGCACAAATGGCAAATTGTTGTTGTTCAATTGAAAAGGCTATTGGCGCGGACGGTGCAATGACTAGAACATTAATCAACGATCTAAATGTACAAAACCTACAAGCACAATTAGCAGATGCTAAAAATGCAAATAGTAATTTGTCTCAATCTATTGCTCTAAGTAATTCATTATCTGCACAAACTAATACTATTTTACATCATCTTATCCCAACAAC